ACAGCACCAAACCCAACCGCTGTAACTTCCTCGATTCCCTCTTTACCGCGAGAATCTACATTCGACCACTTACGAACCTCAGTATCCCCATCCATGTACCTAGTCAAAATCTTTGCCGTAGGTGTGACAGGCTTCCTTCTGGTCGTAGCATTAACCCCAACGATAGGCACTTCGCGGCTTAACATGATGTCAATGATGTCTGGTGGAAACCGCATATCGCTGTCGATAAACAGCAATGCCTCACACCCTTCACTCAAAGCAACCTGCGCTAGCTTCTCCCGTTGGTCGAAAATCAGCGTTCCCGGCATTGTGTAAAGGCTTAGTCCACCTTTACCGTCCTTGCAACGAACTGACGCATCGTGTGCTGTCATCCTCGCAAAGTCGAAAGCAAAACCAGTATGAACCTCATCCCTACACGGTACGCAAACTCCTACTCTCATACAGTTCCCCTATTAACTTCTAGCAAAGTCGCCATGATATTTATTCTTAGCCTCAATTGATACCAATTCAGCTAACTCTATATCATTGTACAAACCAAAAGATTTATTTTTTCCGTTGACACTAACAACTACTCTCCATTTTTTTGATTCTTTATGGAAAGAAACGTTCTTTATGCCAGACGTATTTCTTTTAGTTTTTGCAACATTGCATAGGTTTTGTGATCTTGTTGCTTCTCTTAGATTACAAATCCTATTATCAGTCTTATCGCCATTTATATGATCGATATGACCTTTAGGGAAACTTCCATACTCATACAGCCAAGCTAACCGATGCAAATAGTAGTTTTTTAAACCAATTTCTGCTCTCAGATAACCTGCATCCTCAAATCCAAACTTTGCGCCGTTCTTCTTGGCAAAAAGTCCAGTCTCTTTATCGTATTCAACAATACTTTTAAGGGATTCTTGAGTAATCATACTGTTCCGCGATATGTCTTCCACACAGCATTATCAGGATCGTTCAGCCATTTAGCAAACCCGATCTCATCCACCACGTTAAAGCCCTTCATAACCCCCTGCTGATTCAGTACATCAATCACCGTAAAGGGTATTCTGGCAACGTGATGAAGCTCGTTTAAGTGGCCTCTGCGTTCTTTATCGAATTCAAGTTGAGCCTTGTTAGCCTCAATGATCTCGGTAACATCCTGCTTAGTCTCGATGATAATCCCGCCATCACCGTCTTCGTGTGCTGTCTGAGTCCGTATCGGAGTACTCATAAATTCCTTGTTTTAGTGTTCCTATAACAAGAGCAAAAATGCTTTCCTTATTATAGTTAGCCCCCACCGTTAGGCAGGGGCTATTTGCTACTTATTACAGAGCCATGTTCAAGTCGGCGATGATGCCATGAGCCGCTTCGTTCTTGACTTCCAGAGTAACTTCAGCCAGAAGCTGAGTGTTCTCGCTATCACCAGTCTTAGCCAGATCATTAGTCTGGAATGGACGGAGATAAGCAAGTGCTGCGTACTCAGGATCAAGTACCAGAGCATCACGGGTACGCATGAAGCGGTTAGGAACAACCGACATCGTGCCAAAGTCCGACATATAAACGTCAGCCGCACCGATAATGGTGGTCGGAGTATTGCCCGGAGCCATGTAACGCTGTGCAGCGATACCAGCAAACGACGATACCTTCTGCTTACCAAGTGCGCCAACCATCAGAATCTTTGGCGAGCCACCTGACACGAACACCTCAGAAACAACAGTCTTCAGCAGAGCCTCGGTGAAGGTACGCTGAGTGCCATCAGTACGAGTCGATACGCCGATAGTTGCTGGATCAGAACCGCCCGAACCAACGTCCGAGTTAGTCTTGATCCACGACAGGATCGAACCCAGATTACGAGCGATTGTCGATGTACCAGCCGAACGACCTTGGTTAGCCAACAGGATAGTTTCCAGATCGCGCTTCAGTTCAGCAGAAGCCTTAGCCAACTGATAAGCCTTTTCCGACTTACGACCAGCCTTGTTTACTGTGTCCAAAGTACCCGAAACCTGAACGGTCTTCTGGATGATCTGGGTGTAGTTACCAAGGCGAACGGTAGGTGACAGGGTTGCCGATGTAGCGTCAGCACCTTCAATCGCAGCGTTAGCTGTAGTAGCAGCAGCCAGCGAGTCAGTCTGCCACTCGTGATACACGGCAGTAGCTTTGGTCTTGCCAATCGAGGACATGAATGGTGTCTCAGTTGGCGAGATGTCATAGATGATGTCGGTCAAATCTTCCCGCTGACCAATCGCGGTATGTGCTGTAAATGTAGGCATGATAATTCCTTATAAAAATCGTTCAAATGCTTTAGCGGCATCAGCGACCCTTCCGGTCTGCTTTGCCCTAGCCTTAAGTTTCTTCATCTCGTCGCTGCTATCACGAGGCTGTGAAACTCCCGACTTCATTACCTTCGGAGCCTCATTAACCTTCTTCGTGATTCCCGGCTTTGCCGACTGTAACTTGTCGTACTGCATCGCCTTGTACAACGTCAAAACTGCTCTCGAATCATAAACATTCGCTAATTCCTGATCTGAGAATCCCGCCTTGAGTCCGAATTCACGGAGTTCACGACGTAATGTCTCGCCCTTCTGCGGGTCAGCATACTCAGGGATAACCTCTGCCAGCTTACGAGACTCAGCCTGTACTACCTGACCAAGTTGTTCCTGCTGCTCCCTCTGCTGCTGATCGGCAATCCTAGCCTGTTCTGCTCGAACTTGGGCTAACTGCTTCTCCCGCTGAGACAATTCTGCGACCTTAACTGCGTAACCGATTGGATCGGTTTCCTTCAGATAGTCCAGATTCTCAGTTTCTGGCTGCTGGTTAAGCATCTGCTCAATTACCTGCAACCGTTCCGCATATTGGTCGCGGAGATACCTAGCTTCCTCGATACGCTGGCGTTCGGCCTCAACTACCTTGCGTTCTTCAGCTACAGCTTGCGATTTCTTTGTATAGTCTGTGCCAAGTTGATAAGATTTGATAAGCTCATCAAGGGTTACCTCACGTTCTTCACCAGCGGCTTTAACGCGGTATTTAGCGGGTTCCTCTTGCTCATCCTCACCCTCATCTTGTTCTACCTCCGACTCATCTTCAGCTTGCGCCTCAATGTGTTCGGATTCGGCCTCGCTATCGTTGGACTCGGACTGTGATTCAGGTTGTTCCTGTTCGGAGCCTTCCTCATTGCCCATCAATCCCAAGATAGCGTTAGCTGCACCACCTACGTCTAACTGAGTATTCCCTTCCGGGGTCATACTTCCAGTATCGCTCATATATTGTTTCCTAAATTATATCGGGAACTGCCCGACTCAGTTACAAAATTTTCAGCCGCTTTTCGTCTATCAGCTTCTGTGCCGATAGCCCTTCAAGGTAGGCTTCAATCTTCTCTAATGCCCTTAGCTGGTGGTAAGCATCTTCCCTTACGTTAACCTCGCTAGCAGCACTCATCGCAAACTTACTGACCTCTACTGACCTGAGTTCTTCCATCATCATCTGAAAGCCCTCATCCCTCAGTAAGTTCTCAGCCCATTGGGATTTGTCCATTCGTACCCTTAGTCAGATTACCTAGCTCTTTAATCGCCTTCAGGACAATATCAGCCTGTTTGTTACGGCTGTCCTCATCAGCAATGTCCATCGCCAAGATAGCCTGTAGTTGTTTAACAGCTAACTCAGCCTCTTTGATACGCATCTCAGAAGCACTACGCTCCTGCTGCATAGACAATTCAATGCCCTTACGGGTGAACTCAGCCTCTAGTTGCTCTCTCTGCAAGCCTAGTTTCGCAGCCTCAATCTGAGCCTTAGCCTCGGTCTTTTCTCTCTCTACCTGAGCCAGCATCTGAGCTACTTCAGCCTGAGCATCTGGAGCAGGTGGCTGTGGCTGAGACAATGCCTCGTTCTGTTCAGGACTGATCTCGTTAATGAACGCCTTAGCATCCTTGAAACCAGCCGATTCAATCAGTCTAGCCAATGTATCGCGGTACTGAGATACAGATACCAGCGGATTCGATGGCCCGAACTGAGTAAGAATCTGTTCCTGCTTGCCGAGGATCATCTGCAACATGGCTAGCTTCTGCTCACGATCTCCTGAACCCAGACCGACGTTAATCGCCACATCGTACTGATTCGTCCATGAGCGAGGATCAAACGTCACAAACTTGCCGCGCATACGGACAATCTTGGCCTGATCCTGATACTTGCCCAATAGGTGCAGAATCCCCTTAAACAGCGACTTTACGCCTGTCTCAGCAAAGATTCGAGCAATCAACTCCAGCTTGCCAGAGTTCGACTTCATCATCGCTGCAATAGCCGTAGCCGAGACGTTGTTCATTACGTCAGGATCAAGACCCTGCTGCTGGTCGCTAACGCCTGTACGCTTGGCCTGAACGCTGTCCATGTACTCAAGCAATGGGAAAGCCTGAGCCGTTACAGCAGGAACCTCGATAGGCACAATCGCACCAGCCGACTTGACACGGATAATGCCGCCCGGAGTTGCATTAAGAGCATCATCCAAGTTGACCTGACCATCGACCACACCCAGACGGGCATTGTTCGTGAGATACAGGTTATCCAGCATCTGTCTAGTTACAGTAGACTTGATTAGCTGGATGTCCATTGTCCGGTCTGCTAGCGACTGTCCAAAAAATTTATGCGGGATCGGGATCGGACACAGGCTATGGAACGGTACTAGGTCACATTCCTCATCATCTAGGATTTCGTTGCCAGAATAGACAATCTTCCGCAACTCAGCGATACCGTCACCATTAACATCGATCTTGATGTAGCACTCGTAGACCTCAACAACCTGCATCGTTGGGTCAAGGCTGATGTTCTCATCCGGCTGCTCACCCTGACTGAATCGAGCAATACGCTCAGTCGTGAACTGCAGATCGTCGTAGCTAGGCAATCCCTCGATGATGTCCTTATCGAAACCCATCGCTATGAGTTCCGAACGAGTCATCAAGCGACGATGAGCCACGAACGGGCTATCCTCAATAGTTCTTGCCGATTTGCTAATTAGGAATTCTTCTGGCGGTACGTTCTCAATCTTGACGCAGCCGTACTTCTTGACCTTCTTGACCTTGACCGAGTAGTAAGGAATCTGGATAGGCATACCCATCATATCCATACCACCGTCAACCATCTCTACCTTCTGGCTCACTACCTCAATGGCAGGATCAGATAGCAGCATGGCTAGCTCGTCTTCGGTCAGGTTCTTGTATGACTCTTTATTAACGTCCTCTTGGGCTTCCCAGTACGCCTTGACTACGCCAACCTTCATCATCAGCGCGTCTTTGAACCAGTTGTGCAGGATGATTAGACCGTCGTTCTCACGGTAGAACACCCAGTTACAGTAGTCTGTAGCCTGTTTGGATGACTCCTCATCTTCTGGAGTCTGAGGCTCAAAGGAGACAATATCCTCGGTGGTCGTAAAGACCCGGATAAGTTGGGGTAATGCACCGTCGATAGCCTCAGCTACCTCACCAGTTACGATCTGGCTACGGCCTTCTACCTCGTTACCATACGGATAACGCAGGTAATACTCTAGTGCTTTGGATCGCTGATCCGTAGTCTCGGTATCAATATAACCGATGGAGTTATCGATCTCATTCTCGATAATTCCCTTGATTTGACCCTCATCCATCTTCATAGCAAATCCTTATGGGTTTTGCTTATTATACAATCCATTTCGTTGAAATTGGCAACGATGTCTGCCATGAACTATCGCCCTCGTCAAGACCTATCGCTAGGTATCTGAAAGCGTCACTCATATGGCTAGACCAGTCATGTAGCGGCTTCTCGTAGAATATCTGCCGTCTCTCGTCATGTTCCCTACGGTAGTTCCGTAAGGCATCTAGTCCCGGCTTAGTCCTTGGATGGAACCAGCACCGAGGCAACAGTCTCCTCACAGCCTGAATCCCGTCAGCTACAGACAATCTAGGCGCAACCGTTATGGATAGTCCTGCTTCCTCTAAGACTTCCTTACGGCTCTTGCCTGTGCCTAACTCCCTTACCTGTACGTCATGGGGCAGGATTTGACTGAACCCTGCATAGTCATTGTCCTTCAGCCAGCGAACGTACCAATCTAGTCCCTGTCCATGGTTTTCGACGCAATCAAGGAGTCTAACTTCCTTTCCAGCCAGTTGAGCAACCCATAGAGCAGTCGAGTCACCCATTCCCAAATCCCAAGCAACAAAGCTACGGCAGAGATCGTCACGAGGAAAATCACTAATGTGAGCATCCCTTTCAAGGTCGTTAATAAGTTTCCCATAGTAACTACCCTCGACCGCTGCGTTAAAGGAACACTCGAATTCTTGGTTGTACTTGTCCTCACCCATCTCTCGATAGGCAGCCTTTAGCTCGGACTCAGGCAGTATCTTGGTCTGACTAGCCTTGTACTCTAGGTACTTCCAGCCTTCCTCGGACTTAGCTCTATCGGCTAGTTCAGCGAAATGGTTAGCACCTTTAGGAGTCCCAATGAAGCAAGCCCACCCAAGACGGTCGGCAAGAGCAGGTCTGAGGATTTCGTTCCAAATTCTCGGATTCTGATCGCCCACCTCGTCGATAACCACGCCATCGAAATACTGACCGCGCAAGCTATCAGGATTGTCAGACCCGTAAAGACTAACCCTACGCCCCCAAAAATCAACCCGTAACTCAGCAATGTTGGCAGTTGCATTAAGCGGCCTTGTGTACTCTAGTAGGTAATCCCAAGCGACTCGTTTAGCTTGGCTGTAGGTGGGTGCTATGTAGGCAAACCGTGGGTTAGGCTTGTCGCACTCTATCGCGGCTTTGATAAGGTGATTGATTGCGCTAACAGTCTTTCCCATACGACGATGGGCAACCACCACAGTAAAACGATGCTGCTCAATGGCATGGTGGATTTCCTCCTGCTGCTCCCTTGGCTCGTAAGGAATGACTATCTCAGTCACTTAACGTATCCGCAGTTCAGGCACTTGTTGTTCACTAGGAACGCGCTGCACATCGGGCAATTTACTGGCTTATAGCTCATTTCCGTCCTCCCCATCTCACTATGTGTTCTTGGGCTTCCCCGTCCTTACCCGTTACCTCTGTCCTAGCCAGCTTGGGTATATGGTACTCAGATAGCTTCTGCATTAGGTCTAGTGCCTTGGCTGGATCAGGCTTTAACCCTAGCACCTCATCGCCCTCAGCTACCCTCTGGAGCCATCTGTCCATGTAAGGCACGTTCTTCTCTAGCAGAGTAGCAATAGCATTACGCACCACCGTAGTACTCTTATTAGGTACTCCTGCTGGTCTTCCCGGCC